CACTTATTGGATTGAATTGTACTAAAAATTTAAACTTTCTTTTTGGTTCTACCTGTGCTGAACTCCAAAATGTTGCCATTACTTATTTCTCCCTAATATATTGTAATTAGTATTAGTCTGCAAATGATGCACCAGAACTTGAAATATTAAAGTCAATTGCAATAAATTCAATTGCTCTAGCTGGTCTTAAGTAAATCTTTGCGTAGAGAATATTTCTATCGACAAGATCTGGGGTTGTTGTTGTACTATCAAGAATCAATCTGTATTCAGTTATACCAAGTCTAGATTTAACGCTCTCTAAGAATGGTTCTACTTGTGACTTAAATCTTGACCATGTAGAAGAAACGTTTTGATCAAAGAGAAGTGTTGAAGCGATTGTTGAAATCTCTCTCTTCAAGTAGATCATTAATCTACGAACGTTAATTCTATCAAGTGCAGATGGTGTAACTTGAAGAGTCTTTTGACCAAAGATTACAATGCCTTCTGCTGGGAATTGTGCAATTGGGTTGATATTAGCTTCATATAGCAAATCACGTTCTCTTGAGTTAAGTCTTTGTGCTACAGCTAATACTGGAACACCGCCACGACCTTCGCTTAAACCACCTCTGGTAAATCCTGCTGGAGCAAACCAAAGTTCTTGTGATGCTTGACCATAAGAAAGAGCACCTAGAGCAACAACTGATGGTGGAACCCATACGTTTTGATTACTTATAGTATCTCTGATTTGTACCCAAGGATAGTAGGTTGCACCATAACTTGAATTAAAGCTTCTACGTTTTAGATCAGTAACAACAGAATCAACTGTACCACCTAATCTATCAGAAGTTGTAATCTGACCTTCAGAATCTGGTCTATAGCTTGGTAGATCAATAATAGCCATACAGTCAGCACGATTCTCTGCTGTTGTAACCATATGAGTAGTTACATTAGTGTTTGTAACTCCTGGCATTGCAATTATATCTGTGACTATTAATTCTGGGTCTGCTACTGTATCAACTGCTCTACGGAGTGTATATAACTCATAGCTATTAAGTTCAGTTTCTGTACCATTGAATTGTGAGTTTCTAAATGCATCAGTTTCTGTTATATCAAGACCATCAAAGCCTCCAACCAATGGAGCAACAAATTTGTTGAAACCAGCACTCAAAACTGCTTCATAACCAGCAGAAGAAGTTAGTGTAGTTAATTGATTTACATAACCATTTGCAGTTATTGAAGTACCAGCAACTCTGCTTCCAGAAGTATATACTGCACCATCAGTAGAAGAGCCAGATATATCATCTAATGTGAAATAGAAAGAGAATTCTCTATTGCTTTCAATATTGGTAGAATCTGGATCATTGCTATAGAAACTTGGGGCCATTCTTACATAATCAACATATGATTTATCAACCTCAGTCTTTGTAGCTTTCAAAGTTACATCATAACCAAAGTAAGCTTTTGTATAATCGTTAAGTTTCTCTGCTGAAGCTGATACTCTTAAAGCTGGTGCTGGAAATAGGAATTTTGCGTCAAATGTATTTGTTATGCTTCCTGTAATTTTTAAGAACTTAGATGCACCAGCTTGGTTTTGTGAACCAGAAGCTACAACGAAAGTGTTTGATGGAGTAGCAGTAGAACCAGTTCCAAGAACTTGAAGTTGTTTGAATCTTACAGGGCCATAGAAACCAAATGGAAGTAATTTTGGATCAGTCAAAGCATTGTCTACTTCTTGATTCATTTCTACATAAACGTATCTTGAAAGATTTGGATAGTTACCAAACTCTCTATATCTCTTTTCGGTATCGCTCCATTCAATAAATCTATCACCTATCTTTCTTGCAATATAATTTTCAGAAGCTGGGTTTAGATTTAAATTTGTAAATCTTTCAATTATTTGTGGATTTAAATCGGTATCATTTGCTCTTCTGATTTCTACAGAGAATGTACCGTATTGTTCATAATTTGTTCTTGGACCTTTTATATCTGAAATTGCAATCTTAAGATTCTTTGATTCCCACTCACCAGAGTCAACAGTGATAAATCTAAAAAGTTTTGTCATATTAGTTGGAGAATATGAGGAAGTATCAAACCCTAGATCTTGGCTGAAGAACCAACCTGTTTTAGATTTTTTCATTCCAGTTCTAAAATAACCACCATGAGACTTTAAAGACGAATTAGTATTAGCTGCTAATGGTGCTACGAAACCATATACTGTACCAGCGGTTGTATTTGTAACATATTCTGATGCTGATCTATCAAATGTTTCACCTAACCAATAAGTTTTAAGATTGCTTGTTCTTGTAATACTAGAATTAGTTAAAGAAGCATTTGTGTTAAAAACATCACGAATATATTTATTACTTTCTTTGTTAAAATTAAATGAAGTTTTTAAAGCTTGATTACCACCACCGTCAAGTAGTACAACTTTGAATTCTGAGTTTTCTCCATCACTCTTGAAGAGTGTATTTGAGCCTTGGAAAGCTTCAGTACCTGCTGCTAATGTACCAGTGAGAGCAATAGAGCCAGTTGTTAAGTACCATACTGCTGCTAGTGTGCCAGTAAGATTTGTTGAACCAGAGTTTACAAGAAACAAACCATAAGCACCACCAGAGTTACCAGCGGTACTTGGGTTATTTACTTTCCATCCTGCTTTACCTGTATCGTCTGTCGCATTTATGTGCTCGGCTCCAAGAAGTCTTATGACGTTTACAGATGGAGTATTTCTTAACCAAGCTTGTATTGCATAAGCAGCGTAAGTTGGAGCAGCGTAATTGCCATCTCTCCAACAATCATTTGAAACTCTACCAGCTACTGGGTTGCCGAATATCTCAACAAAGTCTGACATTGAGCCTAGGCGAACTGGTCGCATTGCTGGTCCTCTTTCAAGACGGCCAATTATGGTTGGTCCTACGCCTACGGCACCAGCAGCAATTTGTGAATTGTCGAATTCTTTTACGAAAACGCCAGGTGATACAAACTTAAATTTTGATACTGACATTGTTAATCACTCCCTGTATTTTATTATAATCATAAATAAATAGTAATATTATATTGTAAAAGCACTATTCTACTAATTTACGTTTATTTTTATTTATATCTAATCCTTCAATTTGATCGCCAAATACTACACTTTCTCTTGGAAATTTAAACTCAACTGCATTTTCTCTTATAACAATTTTTGGTCTATCTTGATTAACATCAGATCCGATTAGTTTTCCAAGAACCTCTAAACTTATTTTAGAACCATAAACTTTTCTTTCTTCATTTAAAGATGAATAGTTATTTTCTTGTGTAAAATCTCCATTCATAAATGCTTCAAATCTATGATTATCTTTATTTAATATTATTGATCTTGTGTTTCCGTTTTTAGTAAAAAATGGAGTTATTATCTCGTTCATTTGTTGTACATATTCTGTTTTAATAAAGATATTATACATAACAGTTACATGGACAGGAATTGGTATTGTTACAGTTTCATAAACAACTTTTTTATTAGATAAAGATCTTTGATCTCTTAATTCATACAAACCAGCTTTATTCTGTAAAGTTCTTGAGTTTCCTCTTTTAATATTTTGATTAGCACCAAGTAACTTATTTAAATCAGCATTTTGAAAATTAGAAGTTTTATCTTGTTGTATTCTTCTTGCTATTGTAATAGTGCCACCTTTTTCATCATTTATATCTCTTATGTTTGCTGGTACTGAACCTTTTTTCTGTGGGTCTTTATTTATAGTTGTTCTTTCCAATGTTATAATTGGATACTTCAACATACCAGAAGAATCGCGAATATCTTGGTCATTCTTTATTTGATGTGCTCTTTCTGCTGAAGTCCAAATAACTGGGACTTTTCTCCATCCTTCATTGGTTGTAGAATGAATATTCATCTTCTCATTTAACCATTCAAATACAGCAAAATCTATTGTTTCTATTGTTGATGGTTGGAATTCTATTTCTTTTAAAATATTTGACATTATTTATTTATCAACCTGTATAAATGAGGATAGGAATTTTTTGACTAACCTTTTGCATATCATCAGCCATTTTAGCTTCAGACTCAGCAAGTTTATGATAAGTGATTTGTTCAAGAATCTTATTAAGTTCTTCCTTTAACTCTTTTCTTTCTTCCTTTCCTTCTGACATTAAAGCAGCACCATTTAAAGTTACACTTTCGCCAGGAATTGGAATTGTACTAAATTTAGATCTAATATGTCCAAGCATCTCTTTGCAAATTGCAAGAGCATATCTTCTAATCCATTGTTTACCAATTGAATTTATATTATTATAAGGTATATTAGCAAATGGAAGAGTATTCATATTATTTACGCCTCCAACAGTATCATCAGCAGAGCCAGATGTTGTTTCCCAAGGATTAGATTGGTTTGTAATTGAAAATTCAACCCAATAATTTGTAATACCTATATCTGTTGGTTGTGGAAAAAATCTTATTTTATTGTTTCTAATCTCATAAGAAAAGTGAGAGTTTCTTGTGTAAATAGCTGTTTCATATGCCATAGCTTGAAGTTTGTTGTGCCATGTTGGGATTACTTCAAATGTGCTATCATCTGCATATTGACCATAAGATGAAAGATTACCAATAGCATTTAACCCACCATAATATCCAAAAAATCTCCACATTGAGTTTGGAGTTTTATAAAATACCCTTCTAATAATAACTCTTTTATTTCCAACAGAACCAGAATATGGAACTGGACCGCCAGTAATAGGATCGTAATTACTTAAAGAAGAAGATTCAATTATTGCTTGCAAATCATAATCTTGTACAAACGGCACAATAGGTACTGAAGCTGAATAGATTGGTTCTATTCCACCAATACCAGCCTCTGTAGAAAATGCATCGCCATATCTTGAAGCATAATGAAGGTTATATTTTGGATAAGCTAATTGTGGAGCTTGACCAGCTAAAGCTGAACCAGCAACAAACTCACCATCTTGATTAAATGAACCAGTAGCTGCTCCCAACATTGTAGGAAGAGAGTTAATTGATTGATGAAGATTAACAAGATAAGAATATTCTAATACTGCTTCTTCGTAAGCCGCATAAACATTACCTGTTGTTAATTCAATATCTAATACATCACCACCAAGTCTTTTATAAACAAAAGCAACTTGGTCTGCTGCACCAGAAAGAAAGTTAGTATTTGATGAATAAATTCCTAAAGGTAAGGATAAAGAAACATCAGCAGGATTTCCGCTTGATGGTAAAACAACTGCGCTTAATGTAGATGCAGGAGTTAGGGTTGGAACTGCCATTCAAAAAATACTCCTCAATACTTTAAATAGTTGTAAATAAAGAAAACCCCCCAAACCTTTCGGAATGGGGGGCTTCTTTGCCTAATTAGGCTGTTCTATCAAGAACCGCTCTCACCAAGAAGACCACGGATAATGACCAAGCCGTAAAGGTCTGGTTTAACCATTTTCTTAGCGTAACGTGTCATTACGCCTTTGCGTGGTACGAAGTCCTCAGTACCAAAGATGGTAGGAGTGACTTGTAGTGGAACGTATGGAGCATAGACATAACCAGATTCAAGGAAACTGGAACCTTTGCGACCAATGAGGATTACGTTACGAAGGAAGTATGGATCAACGTAAACGTCCCATTTCTTGGAGATTGAACCAACATTAACTGCGCCAACCTCGCCTTTCTCGTCTTCGTGAGTTACTTTAGCTCTGAAGCCAGATGTGAACTCAAGAATATTTGCAGTTTCTGGACCGCATACGAGGAAGTTTGCACCACCACGGAGAGTCTTTCTGTGGATTTGAGCTGATACATCATTGATTGTTTCAATGAGAGTTTCATACCAATTCGAGACAGTACCTGTGAAGTCTGGTGCTCTAGCTGATGCACCAATTTCGGCACCAGTTGTTCTATTGACGAAAAGACCTGGAGATCTTGACCAGTAGAATGTACCAGCGGTTGCACCTTTGATGAGGTCTTCAAGAATTTCACGGTCTATTTCAAGACCGATTTGTTCTGAAAGAATTGAGGTAAGCTCAACTTCTGCATCAAGATTGTGGTAAGCATTAAGGTCTTGACCAAGTTCTGGTGTCCATTTTGCTTTGAGTTTCTTGGTTACAGCGGTGATGCTGATTGAATCAACACGAATGTCAATTTCTGGAATGTTTGCGTTGCCTTCAAGACCCCATGTACCTTGACCAGCAATTGCACCAAGAGCATTGGTTGCGCCAGCGGCTACTGTTGTACCGAATGGATCAATTACTGGTGCAGTTAAAGTCAAAGTTGCAGCAGCTACTGAGCTGAATGAAGACTCTTTTGATACTACAACACGAAGTACGCTATCACTTGGGCGTGTTGTTAAGCGACGAACTTGTATTGAGCTTGATAGTTGAGCGACGGTTCCAGAAAGAACAGCAGCTACCAAATCTTGCTTGTTAAAGAGAGTAAGATCGGCCATAGTTAAATCAAGAACTTGGAAGTAAGTTGTACCAGAAACAAAGTCTGGGTCAAATCTTACAAGTTTATCACCAGCTTCTGTTGCACCAAATATAGCTGGACCATGTACGCTTGATACTGAACTTATAGTAAAGGAACCTGTTGGTGATGTATAACCATTGTTCATGTTATAGAAGCCTTTCTCAGCATTTACACCAGTGAGTGAAACACCGCCAGTGATTTGTTGACCAAGGACACCACCACCGTAGAGGGAATCATTTGATCCGTAACCAAGTCTTGGAGCACCGTTGCTGTCAGAGACTTTGAAGTCAAGGAAGAAGATGAGGCCAGATGGAAGGCTCATTGGTTGTACTGATACGAGGTCGTTGGCGATAAGACCAGCGAATACTCTGCGGACGATTGGGAATGCAACTGCTGCGAAACCTTCTACGTCGCCGCCAGCCATTGAGTTAGACTCGCGAAGAAGTTCTTTAGCTTGATTCTCAAGAAGTCTAGCCATTGTGTGTTTATTTCTTTCTGAAGAAATTCCTTCAAGAAGACCTGTTCTTTCCCATTTTCCTAAGAGGGCTGAGCCTTCTGCTTGAAGATCTCTTTGTACCATACCCTCTGTCAATTTTTCAATAATAGACATAGTAATAACTCCTTAAATGTTATTTATTTTTAATACCAGCTAATCTTTGCATTCTCTCAATTACTGGAGGTGGTGCATCGTTTTGTCTGGTTTGCATAATGATTGATGAAGTTCTATTTATTGCTTCGCTAAGTGATTTTGGAGCAGCAACTTTATTGTCACTCGACACGGTGCTTTGAAGTGTTTGATAGATTGTTTTTGCTTCATCTGATGATTCTGCATTGGATAGTGCTTCGACAATCTTAGATTTTTGTCGCTCATTCAAGGAGTTACTATTCAATACTTTGTTTTTGTATAAAAGTTTGGCATTTGATACTGTTATTGTATCAAGCCTCTCTTTAAGTGTTGAAACTGCTGATTCGTACTCTTCAACTCTGTTTGCGAGTGCTTCTGCAATTTCAGAAATTTTAGCAAGTTTGTTTTGAACTGAATCAAGTTTTCTTGCTAATATTTTATTTTCTTTTGTAAGTTTATTGTTTTCTTGTACAACTTCTGAGGCTTCTTGCTCTGCTTCAAGTTGTGCTTTCTTTGCAAGTGAAATATCTTTTGCGTATTCAACTTCAAGAGAATTTGCAGGATACTCTATATTTCCATAAGGAACGTTTCTTGCATCAACTGTAAGTTTTTCATAAAGATCTAAAAGCTCATCTTTATTAACTTCATATTCTTCTTGAAGCCCTGCTGATTGTGCGCTTGGAGTTGGACCTAGTGTAGCTGGGTTTGGCATATTTCCACCAACTGGAATTCCTGCTTCACTTGCCATATCTTCAATATCGGAAAGATTTAAATCAATTGTTACTTGTTCTTTATCTTCTGGACAAGCACATAATTTTTGACCATCTCTAAATGCTGATGGTGCTTGATTTTTTATATTTGCACCACCACCCATTGCTTGATCACCACCCATACCAGTAGCAGATGTACCTGTTCCAGTTGGTTCTGTAGCAGATGGTTCAGTAAAACCTTCTTCTTGTTCTAGAAGATTTTTTAAAGCTTCTTTTACATCTGTTGAATATCTTTCTAAGACTTGAGCTTCTGCGTTTTTAAGTGCAGCTTCTTTAAGTGCTGTTGCGTCAATAATTGCTTGTTCTAACAAAGAAGACATTAAATCGTTCTCCAATAATAAATAATAGTAGTCAAAGATAAATAGTAAGTATTTTTATAAATAACCAAATGTTGTTATATAAAATAAAAACTTGGGCATAATTAAAACCCTTTAGTTACTAAATTATAAAAAACTTTACCAGTAACATTAGTGGTCTTGGTGATTGTGGCAGTAGAATGGTTAAAAGAGAGTACATCGCCACCGCTAAGTTCACCAAATTGAATTCTTATTGGATAAGCAACATTAGCAGCAAGTGAAGCTGTACCAGATTGCTCAACGTTACCATGAAGTCCAGCATTATTAACTGTTGCATTTGCTGTTGTAAAACCAGAAACCGCATTAGCTCCAATCCACATAAAAGATGCATCATCAGAACTTAAAAAAAATGTATATGTTTCAGTAGTCGTAGGAACAAAATACCCTAACCATTGCATACTAAAGTTTTCACCATTATCTGCACTTGATTCCTCAATTATTGTTGTTTGAACTAATGTTGCAGTTGAAGTTGCTGTAGCAAACCAAGAAGGAACATCATTAAAATAACCAGAAAAAGTTGTTCTATATAAACCAGCAGATAAAGTAGTTGCTGGCTTATAAGATAGTGGTCCTGCAAAAGCTGAAATTCTACTAATCATAGTTTTATCCGTATGTACTCATTTGTCCCAAAGTAACCCAAGTGCTCCCAGAACGTATAAGTGAGAAACCAAATATGTCGTGTTTGTTTGCATTTCCTGTTGGAATTACACCGTTTGCCCAATTTATTGTATTTGATATGCTGTTGATTTGAACAGCATTTACGATTCTTGCTGTTGCGCTTTGTGATAAAATAACTGTGACAGATATTGCTCTGTCAGCAGTTGTTGAAACATTTGTAAAGTTTGCAGTAATATTTGCAGTTGGACCATTGTTATAAAAAATAGAATTGTTAGTAGTATCAAAAGTAACAGAACCATTTCCAGCAGAGGACATAGTTATTCTTTCTGAAATCTTTCCAAGAACTGTTGAGGTTGTAGCATTTAAACCACCACCAATAACAACATTTCCTGCATCATCTAGTGTATAGATAGTTGATGAATATGTACTATTTACAATTTCAAATGTACCAGAATTAGTTAATCTAAATGTTTTTGTTGGAGTTACGGCACCAGCAGAAGTATTTGTTGCTCTTAAGAAATCTATGTAGGTAGAACCACCAACTGTATTAGAACCAGATACCAAGATTGCTTGTCCTGTTCCAGAGGATGAAGGAACAATAAGTATGTTTCCATCTTCTCCAGCAGAAAATCTTTCGGTTGATAGATAATCTTGAACAATAAATTTATGTCCTGCTGAATCATTATTAACGTCAAGTCTTGCAACTATATTACCGCTTGATATTAAACTCATTACGTTAGCACCAGTGCCAGGAGCACCAATTAAATTTCCTGTTCTTAATGCAACATCATTATTTAACGTAGTAATACCCAAACTACCAGAAGATCCTATATTAACTGTACAAGTAGCCGCTGGTCCTGTATTAGTGCCTATGTTTATAGTTTTTGTAGCACCACCAGCAGTATTAGTTCCTGCTGCTATGTTTGTTGTAGAAACGTTTGTTGTTCTTCCAAGGTTTAATGTAAAAGTACCACCAGTAGAACCAACATTTAAAGTTGTAGTGCTAGCTGATGTTAATAAATTAAATGTTGCTGCTGTTGATAATAAATCACCACCATTTAACAACAAATCACCAGATGATGTAATATCAGATGTTACTTCAAAAATAGATGGTCTAGCAGAAAAAATAGTAGCACCACTAACTACAAAATTTATAGTATCATTTTCAAAATCAATTTTAGTGTCTCTTTGTGGATCTGACCCTGCTACCAAGTCTCCAATTACTTGAGTTGCGCTACCTGTTGTTCTATTGTATCCAAATGCCATATTTAATTTCTCTCCAAATAATTAGACTTAAAAATAAAAAAGGAAGGCACCATTTCTGATGCCTTCCAAAATAATTCTAATATAAAACCAGAATATAATTTTAGATTAGAAGATTCTCCATAGGTTTGTTGCTACATAAACACACTCAACAGCAGCAAATGGTGATTCAAGAACAATGAAGGTTTCACCATCTATTAGATGTGAACCTTGTCTATTGATTGTAATAGTGTTAGTTGTACTATTACAATTTGATGGAGCCTTGACTCTTATTGAATCACCAACCGAAGGTGCGGCTGGTAAATTAACTGATGAGGCACCTGCAACATCTGCAAAGTAATTGATACCAGTAGCCAAAGTACCAGCATCTGCTATCAAAGTAACAGGTGAAGCCATTGTACCAACAAGTGTACCATAGAAATTAGCAGCTTGAATGTCAATTAAACCAGAAGAACCAGATGCTACAAATATGTCACCAGATGCTGCTGCTGTACCTTCGCCATTTTGTTTGTATGTCCATTCTACGTTTGCACCACTTACGAAGAAACCAGCACCAGCAGCGGCGGCAGCAGAACCAGCACCATCAGCAAGAACTATTTGTTTATCTTCAATTACAAGATTGGAAACTGAAGCGGAGATTGTTGTACCAAGTACGATCAAGTCACCATTAACTGTAAGTTTTTGTACAGATGAATCACCAGAATTAACTGACAATCCACCAGCAGATACTGTAACACCACCAGCAGATACTGTGAGAGCACTATTGAGTGTTGTTATACCAGAAACAGTAGCATTACCAACAACATCAAGATTACTAGAAGCACTTAAAGTTGTTGCTTTAACTGAAGATGGGGTTGTTGCACCGATTGTAGTACCATTAATTGTACCACCAGTAATTGCTGCACTTGATAATGTTGCTGCACCATTAACAGTTAAAGATTGAAATTGTGCTAAACCAGAACCTGTTATTGTTGTTACAACGGCAGCATTAAGCTCTGCACCTACAGATGCAGAAACTGTTTGACCACGAACGGCACCATTAAGAGCAACCACGTTACCAGCAGTTTGTACAGCGTTTGATGCAGATACTACACCAGCAGTTACGGACATATTGCCTGTAGAAGTAATACTACCGTTAACAGCTACTGAGCCTGTTATAATTGCTCCACCAAATGTAACTGTAAGACCGTTTCCGATTGTTGCAGAACCACCAGCTTGTAAAGTGCCAGAACCAGAAATGTTGGTTGAGTTTACACCACCATTAAGAGTTGCTAAGCCACCAGCTTGTAAAGTGCCAGAACCAGAAATTGTTGTTGCTGTAACTGCTTGTAGTGTAGATGTACCAACGGTAACTGAAAGAGCGTTATTAGATGTTAAACCATTTTCTGCTGTAAAAGAGCCAGAAGCTGTTGCTGCTCCTCTCTGAAATTTATATGCCATATTATTTTGTCTCCTTATAAAAAAAGACACATAGCATAAAATTTATATGGCTATGTGTTGACAATAATAAATAGTGTGTTAACACCCAATTCAACTAATAAATAAAGTATTTATTATTTCCATTTGAATACAGATTAATTGCTGAGTATGGTGATTCTATTAATACTGTTTGTTCTCCATCAACAGTTTGTCCGTTTATTGAGCAGCTAACTAGAATATTATATGTATCTGCCATTCCGCCTTCATCTTTTATAACAAATACTTGACCATCAGAAAGAGTAGAAGCATTTGGTAATGTAAGAGTGATGCTAGCGGTTGCAGCAGAAGTATCAACACCAATTATATGGTGTGCTGGACTTATCGTTAGATTAGTGGATGTACTCGTTCTTTTTGCAACAAAACCAGAATTAACTGTAAACTTTGGTATCGTATAATCAAATAAAAGATCTGAGGAGCCGCTTATTTGACCAGAAGAGCCAGATTTAAATTGTACAGATTTTTCTGGACCTCGGCCTGTTGCTGATCCTGTTGAAGCAGCACCAGTTACGTTTGTTAAAAGAGAACCATCACCAACAAAATAAGAAGCAGATATAATAGAACCAGAAATATCATTAAGAAAAGTCTGACTACCAGATATTCTATTTTTGCCTTTAATAACTTTATAAGCCATTTAAAATCCTATGTTACATGCCAACCAGTTGAAGTACAATATAAGGTTACTGCACCATTATCTGAGTCCATAGTAAATACAGATAGTCCGTCTATTGTTTCTCCAGATGATGCAGATATGTGTATAGGATTTGTATAACCATTTCCAGTTTCATCTTTTATAATTATTGTTCTTCCTGCTGTAGTTGTTGAAACTGAAGGGAGAATAATTGAAGCAGTTGAGGAATTTGTATTTACTCCCACTAAATAGTCAGTAGAAAGTATTGTATAAGTACCAGATACTAAAACAGATTTATATATCATAGCACCATTAAATGTAGAGGTTGAACTTACATTAAGTGTATTTGTTACAAGTCCACCCACAGTTACGGTAGATGGGTTTGAATAAGTTGAAGCAGAACCAGTTGAAGTTGATGTTGTAATTCTGGTGGTTGGTATTGTATTAGCAACAAATTGAGGATTAAACATTCCTTCTCTTGCTCTTAAACATTTTGCAACAACTTCAAATTTATTTTCTATTTGTCCAAATAATCTTTTTGGTTCATCAAGCTTTACAATTTCATAATAACGATCACCATATAAAACAAAGTCTCCTTCACGAACATAAAGATCTTGATCTTCTGTTAAACGTTTTTTGTGAAAGTGAATTTCTATTGATGTTGCTTTATCTATACCAACATTTTGTGTAAATGATTGTGTTTGACCTTCCCACTTTATCAAAGCGTGTACTCTTATTGGAGGAAGAAATGTTTTTTGTATTGCCTCTCCATAAAGAGGATGAAAGTTTGATCGATCAATATCAACAGCAAAGTACGCAACCTGTTGACCAATGACTCTCTCAATAAGTTCGTCATTGACTTGTTTAACAAGGTTGCGTTCTTTTTCACCAGTAAATAAAGGTGGTGGAGGAGTTGCTGGTTGGTTCCAAGCAGTATCTGATTTTTTTTGGCGTGCCATTAACTATAAGTAGTATTAATTACTAAACTGCCATCCATCTTCCATTATTAGATAAATAAACAAATTTAAGTGTTCTTGCGCCAGCACCACCTATAATTACACTTTGCACATTACTTCCAGCAGTTGTTATAAAGCCAACTACTCCAGTACTACCAGTTATCAATAGCTCTGCTGTTCCATAATTTGACAAAATAACTTCTCTACCAGTAAATGCTGTGCCTAATGTTGCAGTTAATGGGCTAGACGAAGATAAAAATAAGTAATAATCTCCATCAGATAATGATATATTTGTTGATCTAACTTTAGAAGATTGAACAACACCAGAACTGCTAAATTGTGTTAGAAATAAACCAGGAGTAGAACTTGCAGAAACAGTTAAAGCAGAAGAACCAGTTAAAACTCCTGTAATTCCATTTTTAAATTGTACAGTCCAATCATTACCTACACCATAAACATTTGATCCTTGAATTCCAGTAATATTAAGACCATCGCCAATAAAACCAGCAGCTTGAATAGTAGAAGTGGATACTAAAGTACCAGATATATTTACATTTCCAGTAACAATTAAATTATTTTTTAAGTTTGAAACGCCAGCAACATTAAGAACATCACCCGAATATAATCCGCTAGATGCAGATACTAATCCAGATGTTGAAGTTATATTGCTTACAGCAGTAACGGTAGAATTAGTTTGAAATCCTAAAGAAGAAGAAATAATTCCGTTAGAAGTTATGTTTGAACCTGCTTGTATTGTTCCTGCTGTTAATAAAGAAGTAGAAGAAGATACTTGTCCAATTACTTTAACATTACCAGTTACAATTAATTCGTTTGTTGTATAATCAAAAATAAGATTTGAACTACCAGTTATAATATTTGAACCAGAATTAAATTGAATGGCATAAGTTGGGCCTCTTGCAACAGAAGATGTTACCAAACCGTTTACATAAGCCCAACCAAATCTTGACATTTTATCCTACTCCTACAGAACCAGACCAATTATTTCCAACACCATTAGGGCCAGAATTCTGCAAGTGGCTTATACCAATGTTTGTAAGTTCAGCAAACACAGAAGCACTTGTTGGAGTTGTTGTGTTTGACAATAAATAAATTGCAGATACTTTAACTCTAAACTCTTGTGTTGGATAGACTACTGAACTTGATGCGGCAGGTATTATAAAATAATTTGTTCCTTTTACGCCATTAGAAGAAAAACCAACTCTTAAAGCAGATGCAGAGTTAATGTTAGAAACAAACACTCTTTGCGCTATATCTGAAAATGTTATTTCTGTTGGAGTACCTGCATTTGATGGTGCTGCGATACTTGAGGTAGCGTAAGGAATACCAGATACTTGATAAGAACCTACATTCTGTAATCCAACACCATAAGGATAATTCTGTGACATTTATTTATTCCTTTCTTTTATCAAAACGTTTATTATAATTAGACTCTTTCTGTAATTCTTTCTGTTTTTTCTCAGCTTCTGCTTTTTTCCATCTAGCAATGCCAGCAAGCTTTTCTTTTCTTTTAGTTACAGATGGTTTTTCATAATAGCGTCTTTCTTTAACTTGTTCTATGATTCTTTCTTTCTTGACTTTCTTTAAGAATCTTTTGACCATTCTCTCAAATGGTTCGCCTTTCTTTTCTTTAACTCTCACATTAACGTGAGTATTTTGCTTAGACATAAACACCTCTCAATTCATTTAGTCTTTGTCTTAGTTTGTTTACTTTGTTTTCTTTTAGACCTTCTTTGGTTCTAAAATCTCTAACGGCTTTTTGAAGATCTGGGCTTAGCTTTTGAATATCTTCTTCTGACATAGCCATAATTTCTGATGGTAAAAGTTCTCTTTCAACTTTATTCATTTTTAATTTATAATTCATAGTGTTTTCTAAAGCATCTTGACCTGTAATTACATCATCTGCCTTAGTTAAACTTGATTCAGCAGATTTTACAGCTTTACTGTTTGGTGTAAAATAATTATCAATTTTTGCATCAAACCCTTCTACACCATCAAGCATATTAGCAATTTCAATAGCTGTATACTTTTTATCTGGATTTCTAGATAATTCTTTTGCAAATTCATCATTGTGGGCTGCTAACCACGAAAGTGATAAAGCTTTTGGATCACTTATGCCAGAATTACCATAATAAAAATCTTGTCCTACATGCTCTGAATTGAAAGTTACAAGATCGTTTTGTGCTACTTGTAAAGCAATACCTTCTGCTTGCTCTAGTCCATATTTTAAAATATCATGTTGCATGACTTTCAAATCAGCACTAATAGGTTTTTCGCTATTCATTAAGTAACTTGCAGCTATAGCACCAGAGTTTAAAAATCCTTTTAAAAGCTTATCTTTACTTTGTATTTGTTGCCCGTAGTGACGGCTAGCTGCTTGTTCTTGTTTTAAAAGTGTTTCAAGTTTTTCTTGAGCTGTATCTGTATAGTTTGTGGCTGCTAATGCTTGTTGAATTTTTTGTACATTATTGTCTGCTTCTTCTTGTTTTTTTAACAAATCACGCAATTCAATAGCATCTTCTGGAGTCATACCACCCAAAGAAATCATTTTATTTGCTTCCTCTGGGTTTATTCCCTCGGCTCTAAGTTGATCTTCTAGTGTAATTTTATCAGCATTTTCATTTCCTAAAGCCATACTTGTAGTATGACCAGACATAGTTGCAATTGTTAATAATGCCAAAACAAGTGGACCAGAGGTTTTAATTGTTCGTAAAACACCACTAGATTTTTGTTGCTTGTCTTTATCTTCTTCTTGTTTCTCAAATAAATAATTTTTTAATTCTTGACGAATAACATTTCTTAATTGTTGCTCGGTTATTGTTTTCACTTTATTTGTCTCCAACCACCCGTCATTTTAAGTAAACCAGATATGTCAACTCCAGAGTCGCTTGGATCTACGCCAGCCAATGGAGATGCAACAGACTCTGCTCCTTTAGTACCAGATACATCTCTTGGTGCTGGTGTGGGTGTTGTTCCTTCAAATAGGTTCATACCACCAAAAGAATTCTTACTAAACTCTTCTAATCTTTTTCTTCTTTCTTCAATTTGTTTTTGTTTCTCTACTGCTCTATCTTCTTGTAGTTTTTTATTCATTTGTGGTTGAACTTGTCTTTGTTCTACCATTTGAACAGATGAAGTTTGTTTAATTATTTCTGATATTACAGTTGTTAGTTCTTCTTGCATTGCTTCTTTTACAAGTTGCTTAACAAGAGGACGAAGAGTTTTCTTTAGATCATTTGAATTCATTTTTCACCAATACATACATAAATAGAAAGCGGCACATAAAAATGCACCGCTTTCAGAAAAAAACCTATAACTTAGGTTTTATTTTTATTTCACTTACCTTTTGAACCCATTGGCTTCATTTTGTGAGATTCTGCTTTAGCATATACATTTTTTGGACTGCCGCCTCTTTTAGCTGGCATTTTTTGTTTAGCTAATGCTGCTTTCTTTTTAGCTTCATTCATACGCATTTTTTCTTTTATAGCATCAATAGCTTTTTTAATATCGTTTTCTTCTGGTTTTCCTGCTACGCTTCTAGCCATATTCACTAATGCTTGTAGCAACATTGGAGCAGCGGCACCACCAGCTACTGCAAGAATAGCTTGAGCTGCATCCATGCCTGTGAACTCATTTAATAAACCTTCACTAAGTTCTTCTTCGGTTTCCTCTGTATCGTTGACAATTGCCTCAAGTTCTTCTTTAATTATTTGCTTGAGTCTTGCTGTTGTAAGTTGCATATTAAAATCTCCTTATTTAATTTTTTAATAAATCTTTTATTAGACTATTGAGTTTTGTTTGTTTGTTTTCTGTAACAATCTTTTTATTTTCTTGGAACATAAATGCACCGTGAGTAGAAGGTTCAGAAACAATATCAAAACAAATAAGATTGAAATCGTCTTCAACAATTGTTTCGCCTCTGCTTTCTCTAACAGAGCCAGTACCTCTTGAAGAAATACCAATCTTTACGTTTGCGTTTATAAGTTCTCTAAGTACTTGACCAGATGGAGTACTGAGTACTTGAATTTTACCCATTACATCGTTTCCATTCCACCAAGTTTCTGTAACAAGATGTGATACATTACGGAGATTAATTACAGATTGATCTGGGTGATCTAATTCTCCTAATGCTCTTCTTTCTTGAACAAGTTGTCTGTATGTTGTCATTTCTCTTGAAAGAACTGAATATGGATAAATTCTTCCATTTCCATTTCTCGCTTCAGCCCTTTGAATAACGCCAGACAACATCATTCCACCTTGTTTTATAAAATGCTTGTCAGACTCTGTTAATATATCTTCGCAGAGTCCGTTTGGGCATAATTCATAAAATTCTCTTAATAGTGATTTATTCATTTATATAATTTCCTATACCTTTCGGTTTTCCTCGACAACATAAACGAACTGGTTGTAATGCCCACTTTCTTGTCCAAAAACCTTGTGTTAAATTAGTTTTCATGATTAAACTCCAACTATTCTAATTAGATTCATTTTTGTTATTCTTCTTTATTGATTTTAAAATTAATTCCAAAATCGGTAAATAATGAACAAAGAACATAAGAACTCCCAGATGATAAACAAGAAAGTAAGAACACATCAACTATGTTTGGATCTATGCTTGTTAAGTTAGATAGTTTCATCATTAAAGCAACAAACCATCCAACATGAAATCCCATACACATAGGACATTTAAAAAGCTCTCCCCACAATCCTTGTTTTGGTCTAACACAAGAAAGTATTGAACCATAAACAAGGATGTTGGTTAAACCATAACAAGCAAGAATGAAAAACAAAATCCACATTATTTCTTCTCTTTTTGCTCTCCAAGATAAGCAATGTTGTAATGTTTGTTGATAGAGTAAGCAGCAGTACCAATTGAACCTTGACGAGCTTTTTGTGGTACTTCACCAAGTTCGGTAGAATCTTCTTCTTCTGGATCTGTGAGGTAATCGTCTTGTTCTCTTCTCATTTGTCTTTCGTATTCAAATGATGGTCTTTCATTATCCATAAACAGTGCGGTTGAAAAAATAATAACTTCAATTGGATCTACTTTTTCTTCTGTTTGAGGAATAGCAGCTTCCATTGATGCATAAATGTTCCCTGCTTGTATTGTTGATGGATCAATAACACCACGTTTGTAAAGAAAATCTAAATACTTATTTTGAGTATAATAAGTTTTATCATCCATTGAAAGGGTTGATAAAACAAGTATTTTATTCTTTGATGGAGAAATAATAATGTCTATGTAAGGATGATCTTGGATAATAAAATTGCCATCTAAAGTTTTTCTTATGTCAAGTTTAACTTTAGTTTTTGGTGGCTCTTGTGGAGCACCTGGCATTTTATCATCTTTGACTTTTATTTTAATAGACATTAGGAAAGTTCCTTAGCAATTCCTTGAAGTTTAAGAACTTTTTCGATAATGTTATGATCTATTTGAGTATTCTTTATAGCATCAATTGCAGAAAGAATGTCCTGTCTTTGTGTACCTTCGTTAAGATTAGAAGTTGTTTTTACTAAACTTCTTATTCTTGAAATCTCTTCGTTGAGATAAACTTTAAAATCAAAGTCTCCGTCTGAAAAAGACGCAATGTATCTTGTTAATAATTCTTTTTGTTCTTCAAGAAGAGATGTACCATACTTACTGTTAAATTTCTTTATGAATTCTTTGTATACAAGATTATCAATTGGTTTAAGATTTTGAATAGTATCTTCTGTTGATAATCTTTCAACCAAGAATTGTTCAAGTATAACTCTTGATTTCATTGGAATTTCTTCATCAAAGATTTGTGCTATTGTTGCAAGATCTTTATAGTTTGACATAAAATTTGTAAATACAGCAGGACCAAGTTGTTTATTTACATTATTAATAACATTTGTTTGATCATTAAAAATGTGTTGTTGATTAAGACCAAAATAAACTCTTTTAGCTTCTGTAACCATTCTCTCTGCTGTTTCTTTAGGAAGTCCTCTTGACTCATAAAGAGATTTGTAAACATCAAGTTCTTTTGCTAAAGTTGTACCTTTTTTAAAATGCTCTTTAATTATTGATAATACAAGTGCTTTTCTTTTTTCATCTTTGGTAACAATTGCTTTTGTAAGCTCTTTAGTTAAAGACTCAAAAAGAAAAGCGGTGTTTCTTTTCTTATTATGTTTAAGTTTTATTCTTTCCATTATTTTTGGACTCCAGACTTTCGATTAATTGACGAGTTTCACGCTCTATTCTAAATAGTTCAAATTCTTCTTCATTGTTATTATTTTGATTTTCTTTTAAGAAATTACCAATTAAATCATCTAATTCGTTTGAACCTTTAAAGACATTCTTTTTACTACCACTTGCAGTAAAGCCTCCACCAGATGCGTTAATAGAACGTGCTCTTGCGCCAATAGTTCTCTTATCTGTTGCAACTGGTTTGTACCATTTTCCTTTAGATTTAAAAGTTGTGGTCATAGTTTTTCCATAACCATCTCTTCTCTTTGATGGTGCTGCTAATAATGTACTACCACCTTCTTCTCCTGCTGGTGGAGCTTCTGGAGCTTCTGGTGCTCCACCTTCTCCTCCACCCTCTGGTGGTGCGCCTTCTGGTGGTGCTCCTTCTGGTGATGGTGCGCCTTCTGGACCTCCAGCTTCTGGTCCTCCAAGATCTCCACCAAGACCTAATCCACCACCGCCACCGCCTCCAGCGGCGGCTTGTGGTTGTGCGCCAGCAGCTTCTAATGATGCTGTAAATTTACGATCATAATATTGCTCTCTTTGAATGCGTAAGAATTCTTCATCAGATAGTGCAAAGATATGTTGAGCAATCCAACGCTTGGAGAAATATCCTTCAGTAGCTGCACCAGCAACGTCAAACTTTGTTTTCCAATGTTCAAGTTCTTGTAGAGCAGCAATCTTTGATGGATTGTTCAAAGAAAGTTTAAATGAAATTAAATCCGATCCTCTATAACCAAGTGTGAACAAGTGAATGATACCAATCTTTTCTAACTCAGCAACTGCAACTCTTTGAAGTCTTTGTATAGTTCTTGCAAAACGAATGTCTTTTTGTGCAAGAGTAGCTTTATCTTCTGTTGCACCTTCGCCTCTAATAAGGTAAGACATAGGAACTTTAAGAGCAGCAAAAAGCTTATCTCTAAGATATTTTACGTCTTCAATAGCAGAAGCAAATTGACCACCTGGAAGTGCATCAATCTTTGTATTATTCTGTCCACCACGAACAGGAATAAAGTAATCCTCGTCAACGGACATTGGGTTATAACGTAAATCAACACGACCAGTATTTTGGTCTACAATTTGATTACGCTTCATTGAAGTCATAATCTTTTGCATGTATTGTTCTACATCTTGTGGTGGAACGTTTCCAACATCAATATAAAATACTTTTCTTTCTGGTGATCTTGTGATACGATATGCCATCATTGCGTCTTCAAGAAGAGTTAATTGTCTCCAAATTCTTCTTGCAGAGTCTAATACAGAAGTACCATATGGAGAATATTTATCGTTTCCAAGAATTCTAAAATGTGCAACTTGCCAATTTTCAAAAGTTAAACCACCAGAGTTCCATTGAAATTGAACATAGTTTGGATTTGTTGGGTCTTTACCCTCCATTCTTTCAATTTGATTTGCTGGAAGTCCTAGAGCAGATTTAATACCTAGTCTTTCGTCAATATCTAAATATAAATAATGGTCACCATATTTACACATATTACGGCACCAATTAAATAAATTAGAATCAAGATTTAAAGTTTTATTATACAATGTGCTAAGAATAGATTTAATTTCTTCGTTTGCACATTTAATATTTAACATACTATTAAGTTCATTAGATGTTGTCATTTCATCTGCATAAATATCAAGAGCAGATGCTATCTCTGGCATGTATTCCATTTGATCAAAATCAATGTACCTATCAGCACGATTTTGATTTGCCATCATTTTAGATGAGAAATTTTCGTATGGATTATAGGCAGATTTCTTAAACTCTAACCCACCAGCAGATGTAAAATTTTGACCAAACTTGTCCATTTGGTTACGTCTATATCTACTTTGAACTGGCTGATTGTAATTAACTATAGGCCCAGAAAAAAGTTTGGTTAACCTTTTAAACAATTCAGAGTCTTGATTTTTTGTATTTTTAAATTTTTGTTCTGCCATTTTTATCCTTTATAAACCCAGAAATAATTTTGGTATTGTTGTTTTGCTTCGTTTATAGAAATTGATAGGTCTTTATTGTAGCCAGCCATACCAGGTATTTTAGTATCTATCATTGTATTAGTTTTTACAAGACTTGTCAACATAGCTTTCTTATATTCTAGTTCTCTTTGGTTAGTTTGAAATACTGTATCTTTAATCCAACACGCAATTGCAAGTGACATTACTAAATCATCATTATATCCTTGCATTGCTTGTGGCCTACCTAGTGACCAAATAAAAGTATCTAATTCATTTATTGTTCTTAATGAATTAATTGTAACTGATTTATTCCTAATAAATTCTTCTAATTTTGCAATTATTAATGGTCTTGATTTATGTGAAGTTGTAAATCCTGGGACTGTATTTAAAGTTCCTTCGGCAGTTACTTGATCTACATAATCACCAGAACCTTTTGTAGAATAATATATGTTTGGATAATTAGAAACAATAATTTTTTCAACTACTGAATAGCCGAGATTATTGTTTTCTACTACTATCATACAGTTACCATATTCGCGTCCAGCAGTTACTAATAAATTAGCAAAATCTTCTGTACTTAATTTACCTTGGTATTCTGCAACTTGTTCAAATGAATCAATGTCAATTATATGAAATACAGAATTATCCTTACCATCACCTCTAGCAACGTCAGCAACAAGAACATAAGAACGATCTGAATTAAACTCTTTCCAGATCCAATAATTTCTATCTGAGTTTGTTCTATGCTTTGGATCTTTGCAGGTTGAGTGCAATCTTTCTAGATCGTCTGATTCGATGACGGTTTCACCAGATGCATTGAAAGAACACTCATATTCTTGAGCAATTTCTCTTCTTGAAAGATTTTTAGTTTCTTTTTCAAACCAAGCTTGATCTCTGTGTGGATGGACAGTCCAATGAAGTTTTATTGGATGAAAATCGTTTGTTCCGCTTTCTGCGTCAATATAGGTTTGATGAAACCAGTTACCTACACCGTTTGGGGTTGATATAGCAATACAGCGACCACCAGTAGCCATTGTAGGATAAACACCTGTCCAGAGGTCTTTCATATTTTCTATGAAGGCTGCTTCGTCCAGAACGAGTAAAGAAAGAGCCTCAGAACGACCAGCATCGCCAGAAGTTGCTGAAGCTTTAATTTGAGAACCGTTTGTAAGTTCAAATGAGTTTCTATTGTCTACAGATACATCAGCAATCATAAGCCAATCTGGTAGACTCTTAATAATATATTTAACTTTCTTTACTAAGTTTGATGCTGATAAAAGTTTAGTTGCTAAAATGAGAACATTCTTGTCTCTGTGAAATAACATTAACCAAGCGATATAACCTGCAACAATTGTAGAAAGACCTAACTGTCTTGCTTTTAAAACTACGTTAAATCTATAGTCCTTCATATCTTTTAGCACTTGATCTTGAAACTCAAATGTTCTAAAAGGTATTGGACCTTTTTGCGTATCAGAAATTTTAGCGTATGTATTTAAAAAATAAACTGGATCTTTACCACACTTTAAAATTTCAGATTGTATTTGTTGTTTTGTTGGTCGGTAAACAGCCATTTCATTTTAGTCTTTTTTCTTTTCTGCTGGTCTTTTGTCGTTTTCTGGTTTCTTAGCTTTTTGTCTTCCCATAGAGAGAAACTTTTTTGTAATCTCTCTTGTCGTATCTTCACTTGGAAGTCCTACGGCAATAACAACTTTGCTATCAAAAGATGTTATCTCAAACTCTTGATACATAGAAAGGTCTGTTCTTGATCTTGAAATAGGTTGAACAAAAATGTTCACTTCTCCAACTGGTTTCAACGAAAGAGTGTTGCCTGTTATTGTTTTGTATTCTTTCTTTAAGAATTTAATAATATCAGCCATTACGCCTTCCATTTCAGATTCAAATTTTGCACCTTTGTGAACTTCTTTCATGGAAATTTCACTTTGGTAATTAACACAAAGTTTGTTTCCTTTAAACTTGACTTTAAAACCATCAATAACTCTTGAATCAAGGATTGGGTCACCCTCTTCTCTACGGAGTCCTATTTTCTTTTCTTCTCCATCAACATTGTATTTACCAATGTGTGAGCCATCATAAGCATTTGCTGCTGCTTGTGCGATGCCTTGAATTATTTCAAGAGTAGTAGCCATTATACAGTCCCTCTTACTTTATCGTATTTAAATGCATTGTATGCGGATTGAATCATTTGCTCAGCTTGTGCTATTTTAGATTGCATCCACTCTGGGAGATTATCACCATCTTGGATCATATCATGAAGTTTTAAAGCTGCTTCGCCAATTTTATAAAGTTGACTTTTTGACATATAACCTTCATAATCTAATTCTTGATCTTGACCTTCAACGGTTTCATCATAGCCTTGTGGCATATCTGATGGTGGATTATCAAAACCAAAGTCTTCTGCTTCATCTGAACCTAAAACAGAATGTGCCATTTCTGATCCATGCATCTCTAGAAGCATTTCACGTTCCCATTCTTCTTTAATTATTTGTTTAAGTTCTTCACGACTTACTGTTATTTTCATTTGGCCTCCATCCTGTTTTCCATCTTTCTTCTCTTCCCTCAACCCATTGAATGTAACATTTTTTGCAACATTCAAATCGATTCATATACAAATCATCATTGAGATCAAAAGAATAAATGTGACAAACTGGACAACTTCTTTTGCTGTCTTTATTAAGTAGTTTTTTAGAAATAAAAAGACCTCCAACATCAATCTTTTGATCTTTTTGTTGTTCTTTTTTGGCAACTTCTTTTAATTGATTTAAATATTCTTTTTCTTTATCTTCATTCCAGTAGTGTTTTGGATTTGCAATTGTATCTTCGCCATATTTTTGTGCTATGGCTTTTTCAATTTTTACAATTTCATTCGGATCTTTCATGTTTTTCCCAACTAATTCCATTCCAAAATTCAAAATTTGGAAGGTTTGCTTTATATTTAAATTGTTCAAAAAAATCTGCTATATATAAATATTTATAATTATTTTTATATTTATCAATTAAATAATAAAAAGATAAAGTACCATAAGATTTTTTATGATGTACGCTATTCATAACAGAATAAAAGATTTGATCTTCATAAAAATTAACTCTACCCCAAAATATATCATCAAAGAAAAAATCTAAGTAATTATTACTTTTATAATCTTCAATATTTTTTGGAATTAAAATTTTATCGTTATTAGTTTTATAAGATATATTAATTTTATCAACTTGTTTTTTTCTTGAATTAGAAATTTGTTTTAATTCTAATCTTGACGAACAAGTTTGATACCAAAGATTATTAAAAGGAACCCAACCATTTTCAAACATAAATTTACAAGATTCATTTTCTCTAATTGCTTCTAAATGGAGTAAAGGCTTTTCACCATCAAAAATAGTATTTTTATGATTTATTAATAGTTTCATTATCTAATTGATTATATGTGTCAGATCTTTTTTTATTAGATTCACCATTGTTTAAATCTGTATGGTCATAATTCATTATGTCAGTATCTGGGGTAACCCACCTAGCGTTTCTTTCTGCTGTCCATAGTGTAGTATTATATTTTCTATTTATTACTAAATTTTCTTTAACTGTAAAAGAAGGATCATGAACAGTTAAACGATTGTTTGGTTGTATTGCAAAATTTCCATTATCCATTGCAATAAAATGACCACATTTATGTTGTGATGGAAATTCACTTAATCCAAAATCCGTCTCTGACGCATCTGATGAGCTTGCCCAATCCAAAGTAAAAAGATACTTACCTTGATATTTTTCCCTTCTTCTTGAAATAAATTTTACTACTTTATTTTTTAAAATTGGATAAGAAGTAACACCAACATGATAAGAAAAAGAATCCCATAAAACTAATTCATCCAATTCTTGTTGTGGTGCATTTTCTTTCCAACAGAATGCATGTATAGGCATTCTCCACCACAAACCTCCATCTTCCATTATAAAGTGGAATAAAGGAGCTTGTGATGGTATTGAACACATACCAAAAATATAACAAGAAAACTTTTTATCATGTGAATCTTCATTGTTTCTTAAGAAATTTCCTCTTACAAAAGCTTCAACTACTGGAATTGGTGTATTTAAATATGACATAAAATTTTCCTTGAATTTAGTTTATTATTATTTTAATTATTTGTCAAGGTTTCATAAGCATAAATAGAGCCAAAAGATGTAGCAATACCAGCAGCAAACCCTACACCAATCCAAAGTGATGTATTATTTTTGTTTGTTGATTTTATTATTTCGTATGCTTTTTCTAATTCTTTATCTTTTATTACAACTATTTCTTCACTAGTTTTAATTTGTAAATCTAAATCATATTGTAATTTTTCTTCATTTAAGTCACATTCAGTTTGTAACTTATCCAACTCATATTTACCTTTTAATTTTGCTTCAGCAGTATCTGCATCACATTTAGCAATAATAGTTGCCATACCAGAAGGAGCGAGAATAGTACCAGATAATGGTGCTACTTCGCCTTTTTTAATTGGTGCATAGTCTTGTGCAAATGCTAATTTTGTTAATAGTAATAGTGTAATCATTTTTTAAGTCCAAACCTTTCTTCTAATTCTTTATCAACAACTTTTGGATCAGCAAATCTTTCTTGCAAATCTTTTTGTTGTTTTACTTGTTTGTCTTTAACTTGTTTTAAATCTTTTTGGTAGTCTTCTTCAAGTTTTTTAACTTTATCTTGATAATCTTTAAACATTTTATCATATGCTTCTCTTTGATCTTTTACAGCATCTTGTAAAACTTTTATTTGTTTTTGATTAGACTGTTGTGAAGTATCTAAAGCAGATTCCATATTTTTAACTGCATTATCAGATTTAATACTAAAATAAACAGGTATAGCAATTGTGTATGTTATACCTGCTATTAATTTCCAATGTTGTAATATAAAAGCCATATACTAAATAGTAATCTTTGCAAATCCATCAATATTATCAATTGTAATAATTTGATCTGCAACATCTTTCAAAGCATCCATGTGTGAGATAAGAAGAACAGTATCGTAATAATTTTTAATCATATCTAGTATTCTAATAAATCCTTCCATATTTTCATTATCAAGAGCAGTTCCTGGCTCATCAAGTATGAATAGATTTGACTTAGGAAGATTGGATACTTGAAGCATAGAAAGTCTAATAGCCATAGCAGCAATTGATTTCTCTGCACCAGAACCCATTTCGATTGGTCTTGGTTCTGAGTTTTGATGCTCAATCATAATGTTTAGTTTAGAACCATCATCCTCAAAGTAAACTTGAAAGTCTACAATATTAGAAAGAATTGTTGAAATCTCTTCGTTAATTACTGGAAGTTTCTTTTTAATAATCTCATAGGAAATTCCATTTGAACTTGTTGCTTTCATAAAATAATCATAAGCAGCAAATTCATTTCTATAATTTTCTAATTCTTCTTTAGAGGATTTGAGTCCTAGAATCTTTTCACTCAATGAACCAAACCTAATGTGTGATGATAGTAGTTCATCATTTGCAGCTTTTGCTTCTTTCTCCAACTTGCTTAATTGTGATTGCTTAGCAAATTTATCTTCTGTTAGTGATTGCACTTGTTTGAATAGTTCTTCGTTTTTCTTATACTGTTCAATCTTGTCATTAACAGTATTCATTTCCTTGTTGATGTTAGAAATAATTGTATTAAACTTTTCAACATCTACTTTTAATTCAAGAATTTGTTTCTCAAGATTAGCTTGTTTAATTATTAGTTGCTGATGCTTAGCAATTTGACTTTCTACAGTCTCTGGGTTTAGAGACTGTAGAACATTACCAAGTTCATTTTGTTTTTGAACTAACTTATTTGTTTTCTCTTCTTGACTTTCAATTTTGTTAGAAGCAGCAATCGCATCTTTAATAAACTTACAAGTTGTGAATTGAGTACCACAAGGAACTTCTTCAAGCAATTTAATTTTATCTTTTAGATGTTTTGTTTCTTTGTTATTTAATCCAACATCTTGAGTAATTGCAGAAAGTTTTGTTTGGTAATCAACAATCCCTTGTTTTGTTTTCTTTAGACTTTCAATGTCATACTCTTTGAGAAATTCTATAATCTTTTCTAAATCAGTATTGCTATTTGCTATTTCTGCTGTCTTATCTGCTTTTGCTTTAACAGCCTTCTTTAGCGTGGCTTCAAGATAATCTTTTCTCTCAATTGTTTTAGAAATGTCAATTGACTCTACATTTATGTTTTTAAGTTGCCCATCTAATGAATCAATTTCACTTTTTAAGTTAGCAAGAGTTTCATTAGATACTTTTACATTATTCTTTAATCTTTCAGTATTGTTGTTGATTGTGTCAATTTCATCTTGTGCTTTTAAGATTTGAGTATCGTAATCTGTTGCTTCAAGTTTCTTGATAAGTGCTTTGATGCTTGCTGATTCTTCTTTAGCTAATTTATTCTTAGCATCAAAGATTTCCAAGTCGAGGAATCTACCAAGAATCTCTTTGCGCTTCGTTGAGCCTTCACGAATAAATGAAAGTGAGTCGAGCTGAGAAGACATTGATGTAAGCATAAAATCATCAATAGTTCCAAACATTTTCTTAATGTTTGCATCTGTTTGTACTCTGGAGTCTCCGTTAAGTGAAACACCGTCACCAATAAAATTTAGAACTGTCTTAGCTTCTTCTGTTCCATCTTTCTTAATTGTCTTTTCGCAAGTACGAGCAACTACGTATTCACTATCGTCTACTGACAATTTTAAATTTACAACAGCATTTTTCTTTGCTGTATTAATTACGTTTGATGATTTCTTTTCGTTCTTGGAAGTTGTATTAAAAAGAGCGTAAAGGATACTGTCAATTACTGAAGACTTGCCAGAATAATTCTTACCAAAGATTCCGACAATACCTTGCAGATTCTTAAAATTAATCTTGTTGCCACCACCATAATTAAAAAGATTATCCCATTCTAGAGATTCAACTTTCCAATTAATGTTTCGTGCAACTTCTTCTTTTGATTCAACTTCTGTATTAAACTTTTTATTAATTTCAAATACTTTCTCTAATACTTCTGATGGTACTTTGTAGTTTATAAGAAACTCTTCAATTAATTGTTCTTGAACTTTTACATTACGCAAATCTTCTTTTTCAATACCATCTACACTTTCCTTTAATTCTTTTGATCTGGCGACGTTCTTGGATAAAAAAGAAACACTTTCTGGCTTCCATTTTTCTTTGATTATGTCACCAACATTCTTCATAATCTCTGCTGGAAGATTGGTTCTAGAAAGCAATCGAAGTCTTGCATTAGGAGGTATTGAAACGTTGCTGGGAAGCTCTCCGTTCTCTTCAAGTTCAACTGTGATAAACGGATTAGGATTATCGATTACAACGTGTCTGCAATCAAATGAGAGCTTGTCTTGAATGTCCCAAATAAGAAATCCTTTATCATTTGTCTCACCGTGATTTTGTTGAAGAGTAGATCCTGGGTATCGGATTCTTCCTTCATTATCAAGTGTCTGATTAGTCTTATGAATGTCTCCAAGAAAAGCGTAATCGTGACCCTCAAAGATTGATACGTCGTGATCGGCTTTTTCAAGAACAAATCCTGTATCTGTCTTTACTCCGTTTACAGAACCGTGATAAAGAGCAATGTTAATAGCATCTGGGTTAGAGGGTTCTACCCAACCTTCCTCGTCAAAGACCGAAAGGACATTAAGAACAAAATTATTTTTTAGGTTTGTTTCACCAGATTTTTTTAAATAAAATAGTTGTTTATGATTTAATAAGTTCACTACTGGTGTGATTGCATCCATTCTATCGCTATTAGACAAGTTTGCGTCGTGGTTACCAGCAATTATATAAGTTGGGGCTATATTTGCTAAGTTTTGTAAAAATTCTGCTGCAAGGTTGACGGCCTCTGGTGATAAAGCCAGTTTGTTGTGAAACAAATCACCAGTATGTACTACATAATCTACTTTTTCCTCTTTTATTATTGAGTAAATTTTTGAAAATACTTCTCTATATTCTTTATGAAATTTATTTAATTTTACATGAGTATCACTAATGTGTGCTATTTTCATTAAATACCTCTTTTTCTTTCCATGTTTCGTTTTTTATTATATGTGAAACTGTAGTAATTCCAATATTAAATTGATTTGCTATTTTTTTTAATCCATAAGTATTTTTCTTATATAATTTTCTAATTTCTCTTACTATATCCCAATTTAATTTTGCTCTACCATTTTTATCACCAGAAAAATCAGCATGGTTTTCTTTTATTTTTTGTTTGGAATTATCTGAGTGTTTTTTCCCTTTCATACCATTTGTTTTTTTATTAGTCATTGGATTAATATTAGTTTTAGAAAATACATTATACCCCTTTTCTTTATTTGTTGTATCAAGTTCTTGTATAAATTGTTCTTCCATTTCTAAAACTAAATTTTTATCTTTTAATTCTTTTATTACTTCAAAAGTAAAGTTTTCTTTTCCATACTCATTCCAAGCATTTTGTAAATGAGAATTTGGATGCTTATTGTTGTTTAACAATGATTTATGGACACTAAATCTATCATTCAAACACCTTGTTGAACTTCCTATGTAAATTTTATTGTTAATTACATTTGTTATTTTATATATTCCAATCATGACGGAAACCTCCTTTTATAAGTAGTATTAAATTTCCGTCATGACCTAATTTATTTTTAGATTGCAAGCAAACTATGCTCTAGTACCCAATCTTCTCCGATTGGTTCTGCCCTTTCTTTTCTGTTTAAGAAAACGTGTTTTGGCATTGTACCTACGTCATCATAACCAGAAACATCTATTTTGTAAAGCTCAATGTCGTAACCAACGAGGTTCTGAATAAGTGTTGATGCTTTCTTTTCTGCATCTGGGTCAAGAGCAATGTAGACTTTTGGATCATACTGAACAATCTTTCTAAACAGATTTGATTGTTGATTTAGTGTAGAACCCAATAGAGGAATTGCATTTACTGCTTTCATCGCATCAAATACACCTTCAACAATTGTAATGTCTTCGTTCCAATCAAGATAAAGTTCATTAAATACAATGTCTTTAGACACTTTTGGATTCATATACTTTGGAAAGTCATTTGTATATGAACGAGCAATAAAATAGTTTACATCTCCATTTTCATTGAAAGATGGAATGATGATTCTATTTTTGTACTCACCTGTCAAGCAACAACCAGCTTTCCACATTACAACGTCTTCTTTGTTGAAGCCTCTATCATAAAGATACTTCAAAGCAAATCGTGCAGATAGTGGAACATTTTTATTTGCAAGAGAAACAAATTCTGGTGGTAGCTCAATTATTTCTTCAACTACTGTCTGTTCTTCGTCAAAAATGTTGGAGTCAAGTTGTGTTAGATCAACAACATTATTAATTTTATCCCACTCATAAAGCTGAGAATAGGATAGACGAGTCTTAAGCAAGCGACGAACGTTTCGTCCACGTTCATCACAAACCCAACATTTATAGTTGTTTGTTTTTAAATTTACAGATAGTTTCTTTTTATGATGCTGACAGAAAGGACAGAAAAAAAGAAGTTCGTCACCAGACTTTCTGTAATCTCCGAGTGCCGAACTTAGTAGTGATGTTTTGGTTGCCATGAATCAATCATAGCATTGTTAAACTTGCTGGTCAAGCCCGTATAGAGCAATAACAATTGCATCGGCTCTATCATCTGTTCCTGGTTGTGGATTACCATGAACTGTTAAATTATATTTAAATTCTGGGTGGTTCTTTTCAACATACTCAATTATGTACTTTTTAGAATCTTTTTGTGCAGTTCCTTTAGGTATTTTAATCCCTAATTTACTTCTTGCACTTCTAACTTGAACCATGTTTGGTGATTTATCAAACACTCTGTAAACGGTATAACAGCACATTCCATTAAATCTTTGAAGAGTTGCCATAGTCTGTGCGGTTGTTTTTCCACCACCAAAAGCTATAAATGGTTCTTCAACATATATGTCTTCAATAAAATAAAACTTTTTTAATTTTTCTAACTTATTTTCTAACATCAAAGCACGATTCTCTAATGAGTCGTCAGATTTTAATTTTATAACTTCAGATGTTAATATCTTTCTATCTTCACCCAAAACGGCAATCCCTATTTTGGAAGAACTTACATCAAGCCCTAATATTCCAGGTTTCATATTTACCTACAAATCAATTTTAAGTTTAAAAGTTAAGTCTCTTTCTTCAGTCTTTTTAACTGGTTTAGCTAATTTTGCAATACCTATAAGATTTTTATTTTCATCGTATATTCCAACTTTACTTATAAATGTTTGTTTTTGAAAAGATCCAGTTGGTTCGTCATACTGTGAGTAAACTGTGTTTTTAATTTCTAAAACATTACTTTCAACAAAAGAAGTAGAACTTGTTGCAAACGAACTAGAAGTAGAATACTTTATATAAGTTGGATTGTTTGAATGATTCAACTCTCCTCTTGGTGCGTGTGCAAACAAAGTTATTGTTGGAATAGTGTGTGTTCCTTCAAAATATAAATTGTAAGATACATCTGACAAACTACCTGCTTGGGTCTTTATATCACCATTTATTCCATTTCCAAAATATATCCAAGAAGATGTTAAAAGATTATCTGTATCACTAATGTAATCTCTAGCTATACCATTTTCAAGCTTCCAAGAGCCAGTTAAGATAATAAAACCTTCGTTGTATAGTACAACACCAGCAGTAGAACCAGACCCAGTTGAACCATAAGGAGCTGTTTGAATTAATTCACCATTTGCATTTTTATCTTCTAAAGTTCCTATTAAAGAACCAGTAATATAAAAATCTAATTTTACAGAACGCTTTTTTATTTGTTTTCCAAAAAATATTGATGGTATACTTATCAAAGTTAATTCTTGATTAGCTTTATTTCCTAAAGAAGAAGAATAAGAATAATGAGTAGAAATATTCTTATAATAATTTAAAGTGTTTTCTAATGAATTTATATGTGGTCTGGATTGTCCAGTTTGATAATAATTTCTATACAAACTAGAAGACAAAGGATAAGAGCCAGTGATTGTGTCACCATAGTCAAATTCACTATCAAACTCGGTTGTTGTTACTGTTTTAAATGAACTTAACGTACCATTTTTTGTTATAAATGGATATATAAAACCAGTTTGTGTTTCGTTTCTATCTATATTTAACTCATACAGACTCACAAATCCAGGTTCTACACACGTTATTGAACTAGTAAAAGCACCACTGATTTGTGGTTTATAGTTATAGTATGCTTTAGAATTATAAATAAAAAAATTGTTTTGTGGATAAGTTTTTACATAATTTAATAAAATATCTGAATTTTTAAATTTATATATTGACATATCATTAGTAGTCTAATCTTACTCTTACTGTAAGTTCGTTTGTTGGATCTTTTCTTAAAGGTTCAGAAAGTTTTGCTACAGCTAAAAGTTCATTATCAGCAGAATATAAACCAACAGTTGTTATGTAAGAAACTGGAGAATCTGTTGAAGTATTCTTCACAACAATCTTGCTTGAAGAAAGATATGTTGGATTAGAAGAATAATTAAACTCATTATGAGAAGCGCGACAGAAATAAATTGTTGAGTTTAATTCTGTAGTATTGTTAAATTGAACATTTTGAATTCTCTTTCTGAGTGTGTCTGATAATTGTTGTATGGTAGAGCCAGTAAGGGAATTAGTTCTAGAGAATGATCCGCTAAAATTAGCACTTTCAAATACAGAGGCTGTAAGAACGGCAATACCAGTTTGGTAATAAACGTGACCAACGGCCAATGAAGTTGTTCCAGCGTCAGCAGAAGATGTGTATAGTAGACCATATTCTCCTGCTGGTGAATTGACTTTGAAAGCATTTGCTGCATTATAATCAGATAATGTTTTAGTTCCAGTAAATGGTGTAGTAGAAGATCCAGTACCTAATGTTAAAGTAAAAGAGCCTTTTTTAATTTCATCTTTTGCAAGTAATCTAGCAAAAGACATAAAATAACATTCTCTAAATTTAGTTTCACCGCTAGTAATATCACCATTTTGGTCAAATGCCATGATAGTTCCAGTTACATCGTGTCCAACCAAAACTTGTGCCATTTGATTATAAATGTTTATTTTTTTAGAATTTTGTGTATTTGTAGAACTTGATAAAGAATTAGCTGAAGAATAGCCTACCGTTATATCAAATATGTGATTTGCAGAGGAGCTTAAATAAGGATAATCATATACACTTTGGAATAATCCATGCGAATAGTTCTTAATATTATTATCTGAGTAAGTACCAGACACTATGGTTCCAGTAAGTGGAATTACCTCATGAAGTAAAGTTTTTGTACTTGTTACATCTGATGTTGATAATGTTTTAAAAGTTGTCGCCATGTTTATATCCTTATTTTTATTATACTACTTTCTTTACAAATCTAACTGGAACATTTATTGAGTAACCAGTTGTAACACCAGTAACTTTTATATTTGTAGATATTACATAATAATTATCACTACCACGGCCAGTTAGTATTGCTGAACTAACAGTTGTACCTAGTTGTGTAAATAAAAATGTGCTACTATTAAGATCAAGTGAGGCTCTAATAGCAAACTTTAATCTTGTTCCAACTGGTCCGTCAATTGAACTATTTCTATCGGTTGATGAAGGTACTGGAATTGATGTAACAAATGGTGAGTCAGCAGTTGATAAATAATAGCTTGCAATATTATCATCATCAATAAAAGATAAGGTAGCTAATGTTGAGTCGTATACTATTGAACCAAATCTGTTATCAACTTCTATTAGGTATTGTGTTTCTTTTAAATCTGAATCTATAGTAAAGGTTCTAGAGATCTCAGTTGTATCCAAACCTTGATCTATAACAATGTAGTTATTAGAGTTTGAAACGCCTTTTATAACGCCTTCTTCACCACCAATTAAAGATTCAGTTGTTGTATCACAAGCAACTAAATAATTATAATTGGTTGAATCTAAAGCATAATCTGGTGAGCCTCCATAACTGGGCTGTACGTTTAGTTTTAATACTGGTAAATAAAGTAAATTTGTTCTTGAGATTGATTGAAGTTTGTATTTCAAAATTGATGTATTGTTGGTAAAAGCTTCAAAGACAGGGGTTTGTAGAATATCTAAATCATAATATGCTGAACCAGATGGGTGATTCTTATTATAAGAACCATAATTAATTTCATCATCTCCAAATGCAAACTTTGCTATTTGAAAAGAACCATCTGCTCTTGCTAGTCTTGCTCTACCAGCATCTGTTAATACTGCGTCTAATATAATATCGCCGCTATTATCTAAGAAACCCATGTTATTACCTCTTTCATAAATAGTGTATTTATATAAATATTCTAATTAATTTTATTTTTTAAAAAATCAATATTAAAATCTACCAATTTTCCAGTAGCTTTGGAACGTAATCTTATTTTAAACTTCTTATTCCATATAGTATCATCAGCAATTCCAAGCTTTACATTTGTAATATTTTTTGCACTCTCAGACTCATCTTCTGTGTCAATATAGGATTGTTGTATTGAAGGAGCTATATGTAAATATTTTTTAAGCATTTTATATGGTTCTTTTTTTCTTGTTTCACCAAATTCATTTATAACGTTTATTTCTGGATAAACAGCACCAGCATCATCAATTAATTTAATTTCATATACTGCTGTTGGATTAGATATTAGATTATGAACATCTACAGTTCTAAATGTGTAATAATAATACTTATTTGGCTGTATAGTTTCTAAATAACTTTCTGAGAAAGAACCAGATAGCAGAGCAACATTTGTAATACTTGCATTTTTAAAATCACTATATGATGATGGCTTAGTTTCTAACTTTAAAATCTGAAAGAATGTTGTTGTATCATCTGTTTCAAACAAAATTGGTCCTGTTAATTTTTGTTGTGATCTTCTAGCAATATCTATAAATTGTTGATCTTCATTAAAAATTTTAATTGGATCTGCAATTTGTCTTGCAACTTGATTATTCATATAAAATGAAATTTTGTTATTTATTCCAAAATAAGGAATAAATTGTACATCCAATGGAACAGGAGGGGAATCACAAACTATTACATTTTTATTAAAATATTTTGTTTGTATTATTTTTATTGTTGGAGTTGAATAACAACCTAGTATAAGTGAATTTTCTTCTGATACATAATCATCAAAATAATAGTTAGTACCTATTACAACTTGATATGCATCTACTTCATAAGTATAGTTTTGATTGTATTTTATTTGTGTATCATAATATAAGAAATTTTTTACTTCTAAAGGATTCATAAATAACAAAGATTGAACTGGAACTGCGCCATTTAATAGCTTTCTTACACTATAAATTGTTGTTTCATTTTTTGTTAAATCACCATTATATATTTGTTTATAGTTTCTGAAATGTGGGTTTACCAATTGCCCTACTTCAATTTTTGATAATATCCAGTTTAATGTTTTAGCAGCTATACTTTGATTAGTGTCTGAACATTCGTCTAGATATGTAATTACAGGTATTTGCTCTGTTGTTGTCCCATTTGCTATAGGCACAGTTGGTCTACTTCCATCAAATATTGAAGAAGATAATACATTCATAAAATCTAATTCTAAACCAATAAAATCATTCTTTACATAACTGTAAGTTATTTGAGGAATATTATTATTATCAAAAGATACATTACTATCTTGTATAATGTTTATAGATCTTTCTAATTGTCCTCCAAGAGATCCATTGCCAAATGTTAAAACAGTATTAATTCCTTCTTTTAAACATGTGTTGATAAAAGAGCAATTAATATTTAAATCATAGATTAAAGAGTTAATACCAACATCGCCAAAATCTGTAGTAAAGTTTACTTTATTATAAAATGGAAAATTTTCTCTACGATTATCGTTGTCAGCTAAAAAATTAAAATCATTGTTTATTGCAAAGTAATTTACTTGATTTATAGTTTTGTTGTATACAGATTGATATATACTAATATAGGGGTCTACTTGAGATGCCCAAGAATTAAAATAAGATCCATTCGTGAAGTCAGAGTCTGACACCAAAGCTACAGGCCCAGCAAAACCAGGAACTTCTAATTGACTATGTTGAGTAGCAAAACTACTAGTTTTTTGAGTTAAATAAAGATTAGGTAATATTTTTTCATTTACACTTGGTAAAGAATTTTCATATTGTTTTTCATAAAAATTATAATTTGAATTAACATCATAGAAATCAGAAAGACCAAAATTATATATTTCTTGTTCTGTTTTTGAATATGGTGTTTTATAATCAAAAGAGTATTCTTCAAATATTTTTGGATTTATTTGAGGAATAAAAAGATCTATGGTAGCAATTTTATTTAACATAGCTAATTTTAATTTTTCTTTAAAATCTTCTACCAAAACTCTAGTTACATTTATTCCTATTGATCTAAGAAATTCTGAGATATTTGAGTTATTAAATGTTAAGGACACTAATTCTTTATTAATTTTGAAAGTGCTTTGGTTGGTGAATAGAGTACCAGACATTGGCACTTCTACGGGATCAGATATTGATATATTAAAAAGTTTTGATGCCAGATCTTCAGTTTGAAAATTAATTAAATTATTATTTTCATCTATTGTTCTATACTTTCCCTTGATAGAGCGTATTGGATCAATATCTCCAGACAATCCTATTTCAACTACTTTATTAGCTATTTCTTGTAGTGTTGCCATTATCTTCTATTACCTCTTCCGAAATTATTTGTTGAGGCTCTTTCTGCTGCTTGTTGAGCGTTTCTTACTGCTTCTCTAGCCCTGTTTGTTCTTACGCTAGAAAATATATTTGCTACATTACTTTCTACAGTTTCTTGTGGCAATATGTTTTGTTGTTCTAATATTGAACTTGGTGTATTCAAAGGACTGCCTGTTGGTCCTCTACCATTGTTATTGCTAAATATGTTTTGTTGGTCTAATACAGAACTTGGTCCGTTTAATGGACTGCCTGTTGGTGCTCCAGATTGGTTGCTTGTAACTGGGCCAACCGTTACGGTTACTGATGGTTCTGCAAATACTACTTGTGGTCCGACTAATATTTCTGATAAAGGTAAACTGCTAGTATCTTCTGTTGATGGTGTGTATATACCAAAATCAGTGTTGTTTCTTGTAGTTTGGTTATTACCAAAAGAAACTTTATTTATATAATAATTTATTTTAGATATTGAATAACTCATATTTTACCTTCTAGTGATCCTTGGTCTAGTTGTTGCTAAAGAATATCTTGGTTCACGTTCTGCTGTTATTTGTACTTCTACAAATGGAGCATTATTTGAAGGATTTGGAAACTGTGATTCTCTTTCCGTATATGTTTGATTATTTCTATCTTGTATAAATTCATTATTCATATTTATTTCTGGGCCGTTGCGTTCTTGCGGAGTTATAAAATTTCCTAATCTTTCATTTAACAAAGAAGATGTTGTTGAGCCAAATTGAGTATTATCTTTAAACAATATAAAATACATATATGGAATTTGCAAATTGTTTATAACATTTTTTACTTCATAAGATAGTTGATTCAATATAGGTTCAAATCTGCACAACACTCTAGATCGTAATGGAATATTGGCAAATGTAGTTTGGTTTAAAGAAGCCCAATTATTATCTTTTACAGAATTTCCAAAGTCTTCAAGATATGTTATTTGATATTTTGGTATATAAAAGTTATAAAAATTACTTAAATCAGTATCTTTTTTGGCATATTGTTTGTAATCTATTGTCAAGACTTGGTTATCGTTGTAAGAAGATAATACATAATTTAATAATTTTTCAATTGATTCGCGTTTTTTATTATCCAATTCTATGTCAAATACTGGTGAAGAATTTACAAATGTTTCTCTTGGAGTTGGTATAGAGTAAGTTAAAGGGTCTGTTTGTGTAAAAGATGGCTCTGGTATAGGGTTTCTGGTGACTTCTAATATTTTATTAATTTTAAATGATTCTACATTTAAACTATTTTTTTGTAGAACATCCAATACTAAAGACTTGTATGGTTTTAAAAATTCTCCTCTTGTAGAGGTTAAATTATATTCTTCACTTAAATCAAAATCAATATTTGTTAAATTTTTATTTAAGTATATTAAATAATTATTAAAAAAAGATACAAGTAATCTAAACTCTTTACTGTCTATGTTTGTTGAATTACTTAAATTAATAAAATTATCATATATTATGTTTAAATTTGAATCAAGTATTGGTTGCAAATTACCTGCTGTTGTAGATAAATAATTTGATAATTTTGAAGAATTAATGGAAGGATAATTATCTACATAGCTAGGCTCGATAAGTAAAAATTTATTTCTTTTAAAATTATTAAAATAATTATTTGTTACAATATCTTGAAACACATAATTTAATTCTATAATATTGTTAGTGGAACTTCCAATTTTAATAGTAGAAAAGGATGAAGTTTCGCTATCTATATCTACAGATTTAAATTTAAAAGTTCTTTCAACTATTGAAGAAAAAGATTTTATTAATTCTATAGTTTTAGAAACAACATATAATGTTGAACTTGGTTCATCTGTTGAACTTACAAATAAAGATTTTACTAATTCTTCTTTTAGAGCTAAAGAATAATTAAGAACATCTAATATTATAGATTTATTTAAAGAGAAAACCATAAAATATAAAGAAGAAAAATTTAATGATATTTGTTCAAGATTTGGTATAAGATCAGAAGTTACATTTTTAAATGTATTTGTCTTAAGATCATAGTAACCAACAGAGCGTGTTCTAATAGAAGTTTCAGAACTAGAGTCTATATGTGGGTTAATGACAGTTAAACTATCTGAGCTTGCATAAGGTATTGATATTAAATTATAGTAATTTTCTAAAACTTTTATATCATTTAATAAATTGTTATATAATTGATAAAGAACTTCATTAAAAGAATCTTGAATAGTTATATATATTGAGTATTGAAAACTACTATTTTCTGCATTGCTTTCATCATCATCAATAAAATTATAGTAAGTAAGATCTGAATCGATAAATAAATTGACTTGGTTGCTATCATTTAATTCAATTATTTTTTGTTGTGAGTTTTCAATAACAACATAATCATCTGTTATTTCTTCTAATTTATTTATACTATTAATTTTTTTAACTTGATTTTTAAATATTTTAATATCTTTAATAAAAATATTATTTACAATAGCTTCTCTTAAAGCAGTAGAATTAACGATTGAATCAACATAATTTCCTATTTGTGATTTTGTTCTTATTATTCTTTTTTTATCAATACCAAATAAAATATGATTTTTATTTGATTCATCTTTAGAAATAAATAAGTTTGTAAAATATGGTGATATATCTTTGTTTGTTTTATTTGATTCAATAATTGAAATTAATTGATTTTCTAATGAATTAACAAAATAAGTGTTTATTGGTACTTTAACTATATCTTCTAGGATTGAATTGTTTATAATGTTTTGAGAGTTTACAATATTAAAATTTTTAATGACCTCTACAGTCAATGATCTACCAAATTCATTTGTAATATTGTTGTTTGGCAAACCTTTATCTAATACATAATTTTTTAAATCAAAATATGGTATTATTGTTATTGTTTGTGTTTTAATGTTTTTTACAAAATCATCAATTTTATATGTTATTGGATATTCATAATATCTATTACCATTAGAATCATATTTTAAATAACTAATTAAATCAAAGTTTGTGTTTTCAAATATAGAATTTAATTTTGTAGTTATTCTTCCATTTGATTTATAATAAGATATACTATATTTTATATATTTTCTAACATCCTCATCTTCTATCCAAGAAGCAACACCACTATCATTATATTGATCAAGTACTGAGAATTTTATAGTTAATTTATATAAATTTTGAGAACCAGTATTTGTTGTTGTCTCAGCATCAGAATCAATGTGAGGGTTAGAAACAACTAAAGGTTTGCCACCATTTTCTATCAATATATTAGTAAATTTTATGGATGGTGCAAACATTTTTAACAATTATCTCCGTTTGGTTTTGCTGTTGTAGCATATAAACTATTTGTTGTTTTCTGGTTAATAGTTTCATCGCAAGCAACAACAGAAACCATTGTGTTTCTACTGTTTTGTGTTGGACTGATAAAATTACAAACAGTTTCATTATCTATTTCATTATCTGCAAAAACATCAAAATAATATTCTACATAGGAATTGTCTAATAAAAAATAGTTTTCTGAGGTTTCATCCATTAGTATATTATTGACTATTGAAGGTGCTTTGTGTTTAAAAAACAATTTAGTTAAAACATCTTGCCCTTCCGAATCTTTATCGTAGCGAAATACTTCTATCTCAAACATATCATTATCTAATTGTGTATACAGTTCACCAATATCAACTAATAGTGTTTTTTGTTCTACCAATACAGCAGAACC